ACATAATATGCTACATCATATCAACATGATACAAGACGAATTAACTTTAATGCAAGCAGAGTTTGAAAAAGTATACGGTACTAGTAACATTAATATTCAAACTGGCGAAATAAACTATAATAAAAATGGCAAAGCTAATTAGAAAAATTACTGTAGGTAAAGACTACAAAGAAAACGCTATGCACTATGCTGTAGGCCAAGATGTTTATGGTGGTCATACTATATGTGATATAATAGAAGAAAAAGACAAATATTCTATTTATATTAAAAAAAACAAAGACGTGTTACCTTGGAAAGACTTTAACAAAAACATGGCTGTATCTATAGAATATAACTTAGAATATTAAAATTATGAGAAATAAACCGTTAAAAGCATTTGCTTCACCGTTAAAACATAATATAAAAGAAGAGCACGCTCACTCAACAGAATCTAGCAGAAGTTCTAGACCTTTTATAACAGTCAGTGGGAAACGTGGAAGCACTTTGAATATTGAAGGAACGACAAATATGCATTCTTCTACAAAAGGAAGTTATGATGAATTATTAAAAAAATCTATAGAGGCTAAAATTAAAAAACTCAAAGGAAAATAATGAAAGCGCCTTTTGACTTTGTTATAGAGCCAAAAGGTAATAGATACAATAATACAAAAAAAGTTGGTGATAAAAATCTTATTGTTAACACAGAGATATTTAATCATCAGTTTGTGAACAGAGAAGCTATTGTTAAATCTATACCTACAGCTTATAAAACAAAAATAAAACCTGGCGATACTGTTGTAGTACATCATAATGTTTTTAGACGTTGGCATGACATGCAAGGTAACGAAAAAAACAGTAGAAGTTATTTCAACGAAAACACGTATCTTGTAAAGCCAGATCAAATATTTTTGTATAAAAGAAATAATAAATGGCTTGCTACAGACGGGTATTGCTTCGTACAGCCAATAAAACAAAGAGATAAACTAAAACCAAGTGAAGAAGAAGAGTGTATAGGTATAGTTAAATATACTGACGGCGTCAATGATATTGGCGGTCTCGTAGGTTTTACACCTTTTTCAACTTACGAGTTTGTAATCGATGGTAAAAGATTATATAGAGTTTTAAATAAATTTATTACAATTAAATATGAATACGAAGGAAACGAAGAAGCTTATAATCCAAGCTGGGCACAAAGCAGTTGAAGAATTAATTAACGTTGCAAAAGAAAAGATTATTACTAATACAGAAGATGACGTTAGTGCTGATAGATTAAAAAATGCCGCAGCTACTAAAAAACTAGCAATATTTGACGCATTTGAAATACTTAACAGAATACAAGAAGAAGAAAACTTGCTTGAGGGCAAAACACCTGAAAAGACAGAGAAAAAAGCTTTTAAAGGATTCGCAGAAGGTAGATCTAAGTAATGTACAAGCAAAATTTAGTTAAGGTCGTAGAACCAATAAAGAAAACAACAATCACACGGATGAACCGTGGCAAAAAATGGAAATATGGATACAATAAAGAACATGATATCGTCGTTATATCAAAAACTGGTAAACTTGGGAAGATACTTGAGATACAAAATTTGCGCATTGGCTTGCCGTTGGAACCGATGCAAGTGCACATGCACAAATCCTCTAAATGGCAAAAAATAGATTACCCTAAAGAACTAGGTAAACTTAAAAACATATTTGACTGGAGAGCATACCCTGAAGATCAAAAAGAACAGTGGTATGATTATATAGACGAAGAGTTTAAACGTAGAGACGAAGGCTTTTGGTTTATGAACAATGGTAAGCCAACATACATAACAGGTAGTCACTATATGTATTTACAATGGAGCAAAATAGATGTAGGCGCTCCAGATTTTAGAGAAGCAAACCGTTTGTTTTTTATATTTTGGGAAGCTTGCAAAGCTGATAAAAGATGTTATGGTATGTGCTACCTTAAAAACAGACGTAGTGGCTTTAGCTTTATGTCTTCAGCTGAAACAGTTAATTTAGCTACAATATCGAGTGATAGTAGATATGGTATATTATCTAAAAGTGGCGCTGATGCTAAAAAAATGTTTACAGACAAAGTTGTTCCAATATCGGTTAATTATCCTTTCTTTTTTAAACCGATACAAGATGGTATGGATAGGCCTAAGTCTGAACTTGCTTATCGTGTGCCTGCAAGTAAGTTTACGCGTAAAAAAATTACTGCTAATGAAAAGCAGGAAGACTTGGTTGGACTTGATACTACTATTGATTGGAAAAACACAGGTGATAATAGCTACGATGGAGAAAAGCTTAATTTATTAGTTCACGATGAAAGTGGTAAATGGGAAAGACCAGACAACATATTAAATAACTGGAGAGTAACAAAAACGTGTTTGCGTTTAGGTGCTAGAGTAGTTGGTAAGTGTATGATGGGTAGTACTAGCAACGCGTTAGATAAAGGTGGTAACAATTTTAAAAAGTTATACTATGATTCAGACGTTACAAAACGAAACCGTAATGGACAGACAAAGTCTGGTTTATATTCTTTTTTTATTCCAATGGAATGGAATTATGAAGGATTTATTGATGAGTACGGACAACCAGTATTTGATAGTCCAGATAATGATGTCTTCGGACCAGATGGCGAACTAATAGATTATGGTATAGTTGATCATTGGAATAATGAAGCTGAAGGTTTAAAAAATGATCAAGATGCGTTAAATGAATTTTACAGACAGTTTCCACGTACTGAAGAACACGCGTTTAGAGATGAGGCTAAAAATAGTATATTTAACTTAGTAAAAATATACGAACAAGTAGATTACAACGATGGTATAGGTAGTCAAGCTAATGTAAGCGTTGGTAACTTTCAATGGGTTAACGGTGTAAAAGATACACAAGTAATATTTTATCCAGATCCAAAAGGTAGATTTAATATAAGTTGGGTGCCACCATCGCATTTACAAAACAGAATAATAGTTAAAAACGGTATTAAATATCCTGGTAATGATCACGTAGGAGCTTTTGGTTGTGACAGTTATGATATATCAGGAACAGTAGATGGTAGAGGTTCCAATGGCGCTTTACACGGTTTAACTAAATTTAGCATGGAAGATGCGCCACCTAACCACATGTTTTTAGAATACATAGCTAGACCACAAACAGCTGAGATATTTTTTGAAGACGTTTTAATGGCACTAGTATTTTATGGCATGCCACTACTTGCAGAAAACAACAAGCCTAGATTATTATATCATTTAAGGCGTAGAGGTTATAGAGGTTACAGTATGAATAGGCCAGATAAAATTTGGAACAAGTTATCTGTAACAGAGAAAGAAATAGGTGGTATACCTAACTCAAGCGAAGACATAAAACAAGCTCATGCTGCAGCTATTGAAATGTATATACAACAATACGTTGGTCATTTAGAAGACGGCGTTTATGGTAACGTGTATTTTAACAGAACTTTAAACGATTGGGCTAAATTTGATATAACTAAAAGAACAAAGTTTGATGCTTCTATAAGCTCTGGACTTGCTATTATGGCTTGTAATAGAAACTTATACAAACCAAACGCTAAAATAGAAAAACCTAAATTAAACATAAATATTGCTAAGTATCATAACAGAGGCAATTTATCAAAAATAATAAAATAAAACATGGCAGAATACATTAATAATTATTTTCCTAGTCAAGTAGTTAGTGATGCTGAAAAGCTTAGCTACGACTATGGATTAAAAGTTGCCAAAGCTATAGAGCACGAGTGGTTCAACAAAGATCAAGGACTTAATAGATACCACAAACACTATAACGATTTTCATAGATTAAGATTATACGCAGAAGGTAATCAGTCAATACAAAAATATAAAGACGAGTTATCTATAAATGGTGACTTAAGCTATTTAAATCTTGACTGGACGCCAGTACCTATTATACCTAAGTTTGTAGATATTGTTGTTAATGGTATGGCAGATCGTTTGTACGATATAAAAGCATATTCACAAGATGTTTATGGTATGAATAAAAGAACTGCTTATATGGACTCTATAATAGAAGACATGCAGTTAAAGTCTATAGATCTTTTTGTTAAAGAAAATTTTAATTTAGATTTAGCAGCTAATGATCCCGAAACTTTACCTGAAAACGAAGAAGAACTAGCTCTTCACATGCAGCTTTCTTACAAGCAGTCTATAGAAATAGCAGAAGAGCAAGCTATTACTACTTTAATGAAAGGTAATAATTATGATTTAATTTCAAAAAGATTTTATAGAGATCTAACTGTTTTAGGTATTGGTGCTGTAAAAACAAGTTTTACGACTTCAGAAGGTGCTACTATAGAGTATGTTGATCCTGCAGATTTAGTTTACTCTTATACTGAATCACCTTATTTTGATGATATATATTATGTTGGCGAAGTAAAAACCATACCTATAAACGAATTAGCTAAACAATTTCCACATTTAGATCAATCAGATTTAGAAGAAATAATACAGTCAAGATCTTTGTACACAAACAACTCGTATAAAAACGCTAGTAGCTACGATGAGTTTGATAATAATAAAGTTCAAGTTTTATATTATAACTATAAAACATATATGAACGAAGTATACAAACTAAAAGAAACTGCTACAGGCGCTGATAAAGCTATAGAAAAAGATGACAGCTTTAATCCACCAGAAGATATGGAGGGTGGCTTTTCTAAATTAGAAAGAGCTATAGAAGTTTTATATGAAGGAGCTATGGTCGTAGGAACTAACAAGCTGTTAAAATGGGAAATGGCTAAAAACATGATGAGACCAAAAAGTGATTATACTAAAGTTAAAATGAATTATAGTATTGTTGCGCCTCGTATGTATAAAGGTAACATAGATTCATTAGTAAAACGTATTACTGGTTTTGCTGATATGATACAGCTTACTCATTTAAAGTTACAACAAGTAATGTCACGTATGATACCTGATGGTGTTTATTTAGACGCTGATGGTTTAGCTGAAATAGATTTAGGCAACGGAACAAACTATAATCCACAAGAAGCTTTAAATATGTTTTTCCAAACAGGTAGTGTTATAGGTAGATCATTTACACAAGATGGTGATATGAATCCTGGTAAAGTGCCAATACAAGAGATAACATCTGGTAGTGGTGGCAATAAAATTACAGCGCTTATTACTAACTACAATTATTATTTACAAATGATAAGAGATGTAACCGGGTTAAACGAGGCTAGAGATGGAAGCACACCTGATAGTAACGCATTAGTTGGCGTGCAAAAAATAGCAGCTGCAAATTCTAATGTGGCTACTAGACACATATTAAACTCTGGTTTATTTTTAACTGCAGAAATAGCAGAACAATTATCACTTAGAATATCTGATATTATAGAATACTCACCAACAAGAGACGCTTTTGTACAAGCAATAGGCGCTCATAACGTAGCTACTTTAAATGAATTAACAGAGTTACATTTATATGATTTTGGTATATTTATAGAATTAGCTCCAGACGAAGAAGAAAAAGCTAGATTAGAAAACAATATACAAGTAGCGCTTTCACAACAAACTATAGACTTAGAAGACGCTATAGATATTAGAGAAGTTAGAAATTTAAAATTAGCTAATCAACTTTTAAAAATTAGAAGAAAAAAGAAAATAGACAGAGATCAAAAATTAAAAGAAAGAAATATACAAGTTCAAGCTCAAGCTAATGCACAGGCCCAAGAAAAAGCGGCTCAGTCTGAAGTTGTTAAACAACAAGCTATAACTGAACAAAAAATAGCCTTAGCACAAGCTCAAAGTCAAATAGAAATAGCTCAAATGCAAGCTGAAAGTCAAATAAAGCTAGGACTAATGCAACAAGAGTTTAATTTTAACATGGAGTTAAAAGGCGCTGATGTTGACAATCAAAAAAGCAGAGACAGAGAAAAAGAAGATCGTAAAGACGAAAGAACAAGAATACAAGCTACCCAACAAAGCAAAATGATAGAGCAAAGAAAAAATGATCAACCTGCTAAAAACTTTGAGTCTATGGGTAATGATATACTAGGAGGAGGTTTTGATTTAAGCCAGTTTGAACCTAGATAAACAAATTTTATTAATTATATAATATTTTATTATGGCAAAAAAGAAAAAAGAAGAAGTAGCTGAAGAGGCTACAAAAGACAACGTTGTAAAAGTTGATCTTAGTAAAAAAGAAATAAAAGAAGATGACAATGTTATCAAAGTAGATTTAACTAAAAAACCAGAAACAGATGCCGTTCCAGAGCAAAGCACAGATGAGGTTCCTGTACGCGACCAATCCGAAACTAGCGAAAAAGTACTCGAAGAAAACGTCGAAACAACAGATGAAAAACCTACCGGAGAAAGTACCAACAACGTTCAAGATGAGCAACCCGTTGTTGAAGAAATTACAGAAGAAGAAGTAAAACAAGAAGTTGAAGAGCTAACTGAGCAAGCAGAAGAAGCTGTAGCAGAAGCTCAACAAACCGGCAAGCCGCTTCCAGAAAACATACAAAAGCTTGTAGACTTTATGGATGAAACTGGTGGTAGTTTAGAAGACTATGTAATGTTAAATCAAGATTATTCTGAATTAGATAACTTAGCATTATTAAAAGAATATTACAAACGAACTAAACCACATTTAAACTCTGAGGAAATAGAGTTTATGATGGACGACAAGTTTTCTTTTGATGCAGAGTTAGATGAAGATATAGATATAAAAAGAAAAAAATTAGCTTTGAAAGAGCAAGTTGCCGAAGCAAAGCGACACCTGGACGGTGCGAAGTCCAAATATTATGAAGAAATTAAAGCTGGAAGTAAGTTAACAAAAGAACAGCAAAAAGCTATTGATTTTTTCAACAGGTACAACAAAGAGTCAAAAGAGCAAGAAGAAGTTGTAGAAAAACAAACTCGTACTTTTTTAAATAAAACTAATCAATTGTTCAATAAAAATTTCAAAGGTTTTGAATATAACGTTGGTGAAAAAAGATTTAGGTTTAATGTTAAAGATGCGGGCGCGGTAAAAGAAACGCAGAGCGATATTAATAATTTTATAGGGAAGTTCCTAAATAAAAATAATGAAATAGAAGATACTGCAGGTTACCACAAAGGTTTGTTTACAGCTATGAATCCTGATGCTATTGCAAAACACTTTTACGAGCAAGGTAAGGCTGATGCTTTGAAAGATAGTATAGCTAAATCTAAAAACGTTAGTATGGATCCACGACAAGAGTTTAATGGTCAAATCAATACTGGCGGAATAAAAGTAAAAGTATTAGGCAATAATTCAAATGACTTCAAATTTAAAATTAAAAACAAAAATTAACAATTTAAAATTACAAAATTATGGCAATTACAAATGGAACTAATTTGAATAGTGTGCCTGCTGCAGTAAAGCAAACACTTACTTCAAATTATCTAGATCTCTCGTCTGCAGACAACGCAGGTTGGGGACAACAATACGTGCCGGACTTGATGGAAAAAGAAGCTGAAGTTTTTGGACCAAGAACTATCTCAGGTTTTTTAGCTCAAGTTGGTGCAGAGGAGGCTATGACTGCTGATCAAGTAGTATGGTCTGAGCAAGGTAGATTACATTTATCATACAAAGGTGATATTGACGCTGACAACGTTATAACTGTTCAGTGTGATATTGATGAAAATGGATTTGCTGCAGACGGTTTATTAACTCACGGTGTTAGATTAAATGATACTGTTATTGTAGCTGCTCCTACTGGAGTATTTAAAGGTGTAGTTACAGCTTTAGGATCTGGTGCAACTGCTGCTGATATTACTGTTGCAACTTATGATGGTTCTACAATACCAACTTCTGGAAACACTGCTGACAAAGGAACTATTCTTTTAGTTTATGGTTCTGAGTTTGCAAAAGGTGTTGGTTACAATGCTGCTGGATCTAGTACTACAGAAGCAAGAACAGCTAACGAGCCAGATTTCAAATCTTTTACTAACAAACCAATAATAATGAAAGATTACTACGAAGTATCAGGTTCTGATGCGTCTAGAATTGGTTGGGTTGAAGTTTCTACTGAGTCTGGTCAATCAGGTTACTTATGGTATTTAAAAGCTGAAGCTGATACAAGAGCTAGATTTACTGATTACATCGAAATGGCAATGTTAGAGTCCGTTAGAGGTTCTGGTACAAACGCTGTTGACACTTTCTTAGGAACACCTGTAGCTGGTAACGATACTTTAGTTGGTACTCAAGGTTTATTTGATGCTATTACTGATAGAGGTAACGTAACTTCTGGTGTAACTGGTGTTAACGCTGCTACTGATTTAGCTGAGTTTGACGCTATCTTAGCAGAGTTTGACAAGCAAGGTGCTATTGAAGAATACATGATGTTTGTTAACAGATCAACTAGCTTAGCTATTGATGACATGTTAGCTTCAATGAACTCTTACGGAGCTGGTGGTACTTCTTACGGAGTATTTAATAACTCTGAAGATATGGCTTTAAATTTAGGTTTCTCAGGATTTAGAAGAGGTTCTTATGACTTCTACAAGTCTGACTTTAGATACTTAAACGACTTAGCTACAAGAGGTGGTATTAACGCAGTTGCTGGATCTGACGCTATTAGAGGAGTCTTAATTCCTGCTGGAACTTCTTCAGTTTATGATCAAACTGTTGGGGCTAGCATGAAGCGTCCTTTCTTACACGTAAGATTTAGAGCTTCACAAACTGATGACAGAAGAATGAAAACTTGGGTTACAGGTTCTGTTGGTGCTGCTACATCTGCGTTAGATGCAATGCAATTACACTTCTTAACTGAAAGATGTTTAATTACTCAAGGTGCTAATAACTTTATGTTAATGAAGTAAGCATTTTTATAAAAAGACCGGGGCTTCGGCCTCGGCCTTTTATTTTATTAATTTTATTATATATTATATTATGGCAAAGAAAAAAGAAACACAAAAGGTAGAGGTACCTGTTGTCGAAACACCAGTTGTTGAAACACCAAAACCTAAAAAAGTTGAACCTAAAAAACCAACTTGGGAAATAAAAGATAGGGTTTATAATTTGACTGGAAACAAAAAGCCTTTATCAAGAATGATAAAATCAGCTAATATTTATTGGTTTGATGAAGAAAAAGGATATGAAAGAGAAATTAAGTATTGTCAAAACCAAAACACGCCTTTTGTTGACGAAATGAAAGGCGAGCAAAGATTAGCTCACATAATTTTTAGAAATGGTAGTTTGTTTGTAGAAAAATCAAAAACTACATTGCAAAAACTATTGTCTCTTTATCATCCAGATAAAAACAAGCTTTATACAGAATACAACCCTGTTAAAGAAGCTGCTGATGATATTGAAATTTTAGAGCTAGAAGCAGACGCTATATTAATAGCTAGAGAACTAGACATTGATATGGCAGAAGCTATTATGCGTGTAGAAAAAGGTTCTGAGGTATCTAAGATGAGTTCTAAAGAGCTTAAAAGAGATTTATTAGTATTTGCACGAAATAATCCTGCTTTGTTCTTAGAATTAGCTGCTGATGATAACGTACAGCTTAGAAACTTTGGTATTAAGGCTGTAGAACTTGGTATTATTAAATTATCTTCTGATCAAAGAAACTTTTTATGGGGTTCTAACGATAGAAAAATAATGACGGTGCCATTTGACGAGCATCCATACACCGCTTTGGCGCATTGGTTTAAAACTGATGAAGGTATGGAAATATATTCAAATATAGAAAAAAGATTAAACTAATCAAACTGTAGAGCGGTCGCCCTACGGGGCGATCGTAACTACAAATATTATTATGGAATCAAAAGGCTTAGGCGACACAATAGAAAAAATAACAACCGCAACAGGAATAAAGAAGTTTGTACATAAAGTAGCAGGAGATAACTGTGGTTGCAATAAAAGAAAACAAATACTTAATAAAGTATTTCCTTATAAAAAAAGTAAATAAATGGTAAATATAGATACAGTATATCAAAGAGTTTTAGCTTTAGCAAACAAAGAACAAAGAGGCTATATAACACCACAGGAATTTAACTTATTTGCTAATCAAGCTCAGATGGATATATTTGAGCAATATTTTTATGATAGAGCACAGTTTGGTAGAGTACCTGGTAATAAGACTATGTACGCTGATCCAATAGATATACTTGAAGAAAAAATAGAAATATTTAAAAAAGTAGAATCAGCAACAAGTACTAATGGTGTTTTTGTTCTACCAAAAGATCTTTATAGATTAGCTAGAGTTAGCAATATTAATAATAACGTTACTATAGAAAAGCTAACACATCAAAAAGCAGCAACAGCTTCAAACTCACCTTTAACAGCACCTACTTTATCAAGACCAGTTTATTACATGCAAGGATCTCTTATAGTAGTAATTCCTAATACTATAGAAGATATAAATATAGACTATGTAAAAATACCAACACCAGTTGAGTGGAACGGTTTTGATGCAGGTACTAATCAATTATATAATGAAACGAATAGTGTTAATTTTGAATTACACGTATCTGAAGAACCAAATTTAGTTTTAAATATATTGAAGCTAGCTGGTATAGCTATGAAAGACGCTAGTTTATATCAAATAGGCGCAGCAGAAGAAGCAAAAGATATTCAACAAGAAAAACAATAATAAATGGGAATATTAAATCAAACACAATACGATTATTATAACGAACCTTCTAATTTTGGTAACTATCAATTTACTTCTTTAAATGACGTTATAAATCAGTTTATGGTAGCTTATGTTGGTGAAGAAAAAATTATAGGTAAGGCAAGTAGAACAGATGTACAGTTTCATGCTATGAGAGCTTTAGCAGAATTAAGCTTTGATACTTTCAAATCTATAAAATCTCAAGAAATAGAGCTACCACCATCACTTACAATGATACTTCCTCACGACTATGTTAACTACACTAGAGTTTTATGTGTAGATAACGCTGGTATAAAACAACCTTTGTACCCAACTAAACACACGCAAAATCCTTTTAAAATACTTCAAGACGAAGATAAATCTTACGATTTTATAGTACCTTCAACTACGCTGCTTAACAACGGAGACTTTAAAGCAGCTATACCTAATCCTAACGCTTCTGGAGAAGACTGGCATAAATCACCAGCGTTTTTAGGTAGCGCATCAATAACTTCTACAGACAAAGTCCACGTAGTAAACGAACAGTTAGTTTTTGAACACGGTAGCACTGCTCCCATCCCTCCTTTAAATGTTGATACCACTAGCAGAGCTTATGCTTGCTGGCAAAAAGTTAATGTTGAAGGTATAGATCTCATAGATCTTTCAGCTCTTGGTAAATCTGCTGCAGCTGTTACTGGAAAAGGTGTTGGGACTCTTAGAGTTGGAATAAGTACCTTAACATATCCAGGCTTTGATCCTATAACGTCAAATCCAAATTTAGCTAGTGGACCTTCTTTAAATAACACTGATGAAATATTTGATTTATATTTAACAAATGGAGATAGAGCTGTTATTACTTTTAATGATGGTTTAAACACAGCTTCTACAAAAACATTAACAGATGTAGATGTTAGTAATGAAACAGAAGTTTTTGTTTTAATAACTAGTTTTATAGAAAACTTTACTGACAATACACTTGCTAATAGCGAAAATATAGTAGATGATGTTGTTATAAGTTGCGACGCTTTATCTAAAACGTTAATTGAAGGTGGTGAGTCTACAACTTGGAGTAATTATAAATCAGCAAAGCCTAGCGAAAATCAACAGCACGATTACGATTATGACGACCATATATTTGAAGCTAACGTTGGTAGAAGGTATGGTTTGGAGCCTAGTCACGCTCAAGACAACGGCTCTTATTACGTAGATAATCTTAGAGGTAAAATACACTTTAGCTCAAACTTAAGTGGCAAAACAATTGTGCTAGATTACATTAGCGATAGTCTTGGCACTGATGCTGAGATGCAAGTGCATAAGTTTGCAGAAGAAGCTATGTATAAAAGTATAATGTATGCAATATTATCTACAAGAGCTAACACGCCAGAGTATATAGTTCGTAGATATAAAAAAGAAAGGTTTGCAGAAATAAGAAAAGCTAAACTTAGATTATCCAATATTAAATTAGAAGAAATTACACAAATATTTAGAGGTAAGTCTAAACACATAAAACACTAATAAATGCCGAACATTAATAAAACTTTTACTAGAGGTCGCATGAACTTAGACCTCGATGATAGAATAATACCTAATGGAGAATATAGAGAAGCTTTAAATGTTCAAGTTTCTACATCTGACGATTCTGACGTAGGTAGTGTTCAAAATATTTTAGGTAACACATTAAGAAGTACAGGTATTAGTAGTATGCCTGCCGATGCCTTTTGTGTTGGGCAAATAGCAGATGAAAAAAATAACAAGCTTTATTATATAATACAAGGTACTTCTAGTGGTATAATAGAATATGATATAGCAACAGATACTAATAAAATAATTTTAGTAGACTCTGATAATAGCGTATTAAAGCTTAATTTACTTCCACTGGGAAGTTTTGTTACGGGTATCAATATTATTGATGACTTTTTATTTTTTACAGACGGTGTAAATGAACCTAAAAAAATAAATATACAACAGTTTAGAGATAACAACTTGCACTCAGATTTTAACACAACAAGTAATTTTTATGTTGACAATGTTTCTCAAGGAACTTTATTAGAAGAGCATATAACTGTTATAAAAAGAAAACCAGAACATCCTTTAAAGTTAGAATTAGTAGGCGTTAATGATAAATCAACGTCTGGAATTACAGAACCAATATCAATAACAACAGCAGACGTTTATAGCGCTAACAATACAAATACTGTAGTTATAACCGTTGAATTACAAACTGTAATGAGAGGCTACGCTAACACTACTATAACCTTGATCAATGGAGTACAACTTACTGGTGGCACACCTACAAGCAGTAGTACTTTTCAAGTTTTAGATGGCGTAGGTTTAAATATAGACATAGGTGATATTTTACTTTTATCAGATATTAACGCCGCTGGTGCTTTGCCTACTAACACTCAAGTTAGAGCTAAAGTAGTTGCGCCACCTAATTATGTTGGCACTCAAACTGGTCAAGGTGTGTATACAGCTTGGCAAGTGCAATACACAGTTCAAATACTAAATGTTGACTCTTCAACGCCTGTAACAAACACACAGTATGATTTTCAACTTGAAAATTTAAGTGACATTTTATTTGACAAAGATTTTCCAAGGTTTGGTTATAGGTATAAATATCAAGATGGAGAATATTCTGCTTTTTCACCTTTTACTCAAGCTGCTTTTTTACCAGGCATATATAACATACATCCTACTAGAGAGCCATACAATACAGCTATGCAAAACACCGTTAAGCAAATAAATCTAACTGAGTTTGTTACAAATGATATACCAAGTGGTGTTGTAGAAATAGATTTACTTTACAAAGCAGAGTCTAGTCCGGCTGTTTATTCTATAGATACTATAAAGCCTAAAATTCAAACGCCCTCTGGTCTTTCTGATAATCCACAGTGGTTTACTATAGACGGCTCAAATATTACAGTTAATTTAATAAGTGGTCCTGCTAGCCCTTCTAATACCGGTTATTACTCTATTACTTCTGATACGATATACGGTATACTTCCTGAAAATCAATTGTTACGTCCTTTTGACAACGTGCCTAAAAAAGCTAAAGCACAAGATTTTACTGCTGGTAGATTAATATATGGTAATTATACACAAAACTTAAGTATTAATCTTGATAAAGGTGTAAATTTAAATATAGATTTTGAAGATAGAAAAATACAAGATGTAAATGACGACGGCAAAAGATCTGTTAAGTCTTTGAGAGATTATCAACTAGGTGTAGTTTACGTTGATGCTTTTGGTAGAGAAACACCTGTTTTTACAGGTGGTGACAAATCAACTAAAAAACTACCTTTTGATATAGGCGTTGGAAGTAACTTTAAAGGCGCCGCAAGTAACCCTAATTCTATTGTAGCAAGTAACATACCGATACCTGAAGGTGATGCTAAGTTTTTAAAGTTTTATATAAAAGAAACAGACTCTGAATATTACAATTTAGTTTTAGATAGAGTTTATAGAGCAGAAGAAGATGGTAATTTATGGCTTTCGTTTCCCTCTTCAGATAGAAATAAAATAAAAGAAGATGATTTTATAATACTTAAAAAAGCTTTAGAAAGCGATTTACAAGTAGACTCTGACAATAAATTTAAAGTAATAGCTATAAGCAACGAAGCACCTGATTTTATACGTAAAAAATATAGAGAGCTTGGAAGATTAGATGGTGATGGTTCTTTATCTACTCTTTATACAAATGTAACTTTACAACCTAGACCTTTGTTCAATAAAATAGCTTTTGATAAGCCACAAGCTTCTTCTGAAGAGCTACAAGATCTTGACGCTTTAACAAAACAAGGCAAGGTAATACATATAAGATTTGAAGCTACTGACGCTGGTGGAGCTACGTTAAAATCAAAAAGATATAAAGTAGTTGCTTTAGAATTAGTTAATGACGAGTATTTTATAACTTTTGACGAGCCTATAGTAAGTGCTGATGGCTGGATAGAAAGTAGTTCTGGTGTTTTAAATACATCTTTAAAAACTCAAGTTCTTATTGAAGAAAAAGAGTTATTTGAGGAGTTTGAAGGTAGATTTTTTGTTAAAATATTATCAGACATTATTACAGATGAGTTTTTAGAAAGTCAAATAGGTATAAATCCTGTTGTAAATAATGTGGCTCTTTTTGATGTTTTTTCTTTAAGAAATCAAGCTAGTATTACTCAACTTTGGGGAAGTTACATATCAAATAATAACAGTGGTATTTCGCTTGCTACTGCCGCTAACACACCTACCAATTTTAGTGACACGGCCGCTGAATATGATGGTTCACAAAGTAGTGCTAACAACGGTGTTTTAACTTTTGGAACTGGCGTAGCGGCTTCTAGTGGTTGGTTTGTTGACCAATTACACATGTCGTCGCAACAGCCTACTGTCGATCCTTACGCTAACAGTGGGCAACCTACAAGATACGCATACCCTCCTAACAACTCTCCTACTCTTGGTTATAGCTTTGATGTTTCGTTAAGTGGTAATTTATTTAAAGGCACAGCTGGTTTAAATATTATAGATTGGATTTCAGCTGATGATACACATCCTCAAGGCGATAATTCCACTACAAATAAAAGAGTTTATGATAGAGATTACAATATAATAAATTCTTTAGATGGCGCTATAACTACAAATGGACATCATGCCTTGACTTCTAGTGGTGGAGCAGGTGCAAAAGCTTGGAAAAAATATTTAGGCCCTTTTTCTGGTGCTAATGGTGTTGGAGAACAAGTTTATGGTCAGCCTGGTGAAACTGGTAAATTCTTTTTACATTTATCTTTTTCCGCTGTGGGTGAAGATCTTTACGATGGAAGTAGTCCAGTAGCAAGTGTATATAGTGGATATGGTACCAGTGTTCAAACAGGACCTCGATATCTCGCTAATGGAGGTGATAGATGGGCTGGTAATATTCAATATACATCAACTGGAATTTCAGGTGAATCACAACAAAATAGAATAAATTTACAAAACATTGAAAATCATAACAATCAAAAAGAATATAGAGATAAAGTTTGTGATATAAACATAGCGTCTATAAGTAATAGTACTCAAATAGGTTATAACTCGCAACACGATATTAATAAAATTAAAAATCAATGGAACCCTGTAGCTAATAATCCTGCTAATCAACAAATAATAGATAATCTTGTACCAGGTAATAAAATAAAAATAGATGGTGATAGTGATCCAACTAGAGTTTTTAAAATATTAAATGTAACTAAAAAAAGAATTTACAATCATACTTCTTGGAATAGAAGAGCTATTTGGGACAGCGGTACTAATAGTTGGGTTGAAGATGAAAAAACAGTTCATTACGCTTGGTGGGATTTAAAATTAAACGCAACAGCTAATAACACTAAAATACAAGAGCTAACAGACGCATTAACTAATTTTGGTGCTGCACATAATAGAAGAGTTTGTTATATATTAGAGTTAGATCAAGACGTTGGTAATACAAATCCTATAGACTCTGGAATAGAAAGTTTAGCTGATTCAAATACTAGCACTGTTTTTTCTATACAGCAAAACTTTGTTGATGAAAATTCTACAGTTTTAAGTGACAATCCCGCTGTGTTTGAAACAGAGCCTAGAATAGACGAAGGATTAGATATATACTTTGAAGCTTCTGGATCTATACCTGTAAACATCTCTAATGCAGGCAATAAACACGTAGAGTCTATAATACCAGTTGGAACTGACGTAGAAGTCGATGCTATTGTTACTGGCTCTGCTACACCTATTGATTCTGTCGGTTGTGTTGTTGAAAGTTGGAGTAACAATGTCGTTACATTAGATCCTGGATTAAATGTTTCTTCTAGTATAAGTTATAGTAGCGCTAAAATAAGATTTGTAAATAAAGACGGTAGTTACATACAATATGATGTTACTGACACCGGAACTGTTAATAGTAGTGGAAAATTTAATAACATAACTTTAGCTTCTTCACCAGATAAAGTTGGGCTACCTTATTATAATTGTTTTACTTTTAACAACGGTGTTGAGTCTAATAGAATAAGAGATGATTTTAATAGACCTTTTATTAAAAACGGTGTAAAAGCTTCTTCTACTATAGAAGAGCAGTACGAAGAAGATGAGAGAAAGAGTGGTTTAATTTATTCTGGTATTTATAACAAAAATACTAGTTTAAACGAATTAAATCAATTTAGGATGGCAGAGTCTATAACGAAAGATTTAGAACCTACTTACGGTAGTATACAAAAGCTTCATGCTAGAGACAGTGATTTAATTGCTTTATGTGAAGATAAAATAGTGCAAATAGCAGCTGATAAAGACATTATATTTAACGCTGATGGCAATCCTCAATTAACAGCTTCAAACAAGGTATTAGGACAGTCAAGACCTTTTGTTGGTGAGTATGGTATATCTAAAAATCCAGAGTCATTTGCTTCTGCTTCTTATAGAACTTACTTCACAGATAAACAAAGAGGCGCTGTAATGAGATTATCAATGGATGGATTAACGCCTATATCAGAGGCCGGTATGAAAGACTGGTTTAGAGATAAATTTAAAGGTGATTATTTTGCTATAATTGGAAGTTACGATGATAATAAAGACACTTATAATTTAACCTTTGACGCTGGAAGTGATTTTACAATTAACCCATTAACATCTGACCGTACTGATACTGATCCTGATTATAGACAAGACAATAGTATTACTGTTAGTTATAAAGAAAGCGTTAAAGGTTGGGTTAGCTTTAGGTCTTTTATACAAGAAGGTGGCTTAACTTTAAACAACACTTATTTTACTTTTAGAAATGGCCAGCTTTTCAGTCATGATAACGAAACTAGAAACAATTTTTACAACGTTCAACACAGTTCTTTTGTTTCAGCTATTTTCAATGATATACCTACTTCTGTTAAAAACTTTAATACATTAAATTATAGCGGTGATAGCGGTTGGATCGTAGAAAATGAAATTGTAACAGATATAGAAGTTGGATTATCGTCTTCTTTTGTTGCAAAAGAAAATAAATATTTTAGTCACATATACAACGAAAACACAAGTAATGACACTAGTTCTTTTAGTTTTCAAGGTATAGGTAACGCTAGTAACATAGAACTTAACACAACTAATACACCAACAACACCAGTAACTCCAATTACTACAACTACTCCAACACCAGTAACAACAACTACAACTACGACTACTAATGTTGGCACTACTAGCACGGGTACAACAACAACGGTTGGTTACAATAGTTAAATATTATACAAAATGAAAAAAATAACAGGATTTACAGTAAACGAAAACACTTTAAAAACTTCTGCAAGTAAATTAACATATTTAATAACAGGAGAACAAGACGCTGTTTTTAGTCTACAAGTAAAAGATAATTCAACTCCAAATAAATTTTACAACTTTGTAACTAATGTTTTTACTAATGATATAACTTCAGAAAATACACTGGCAAATGTAAAAATTTCAGGAGCTTATAACGGTTCTATAGACATACCCGCTGCTACTGGTGGTAACACTTATAGGTTTATGTTATTTGCAAACCCAAGTTTTGACACGGAGATAGATAGATCGGTAAGTGTAGACAAGTTTTTTGCTAGAATAGATGTTGGACAAGAATCACAAGTAACTGTTAGATTTAGTACTTTTTCAGAGCAAGATAATACTAACTTAGTTGGTATAGGGGCTTTTATTGGTTCAACAACTGGAACTTCTAATGCTGCAGCAAATGTAAAAGTAGATTTTACAGAAACTTTAGTTGACAGTTCTACTGGAGCTCATGGTTATAAATGGACAGCGCCTACTGGTACTAATCCAAGTAATAGTTTAGCTAGTAATCTACAGCCTAATCAATCTGATTTTTACGTTGAGCAAAGAAAAACTACTGTTGGTAGTGGTAGTAGCGCTACTTCTATGATTTTAAACAACGTAGATAATTTAGTCGTAGGTATGAATTTATTTAATATAGTCAGTAGTAGTGTTACAACTAGTGGTACTTTAGGTGTTTTAACATACCCAACTATTACAGCTATAGATGTAGCAAGTAAAACAGTAACACTTTCAAGCGCGCATAGCTGGGCTGATAACAAAGTTGTTGGTTTTAAGGCTTACGGATCTAGTTTAATAACAAAATCTTCAAATGGTATATTTGAGTTTGATTTAACTGTATTTCCTGAAAGCACACATCCTACGTCAACTAGAACTAGAAATTGGGGTAGAGCTACGGTAGTCGCAGCAGGTAGTAGCGGTAATGAACTACAAGTTACTGGGGCTAGAGGACTTTCTACTGGAGCTAAAATTGTAGGGCCAAAAGTAAACAGTGAAGAAGATGCTAACATTATTACAACGGTACATAGTAGTGGTACACCTATAACTCTTGCAGGAACACAAGCTTTAGCTGATAAAACATTATTATTAATATATGGCTCTAGTGATCAGGGCACAATAGAAGGTACAATAACAATTAAAAGATTTCCAAGTGTAGATACTGATGTTTACTTTGATGTAGACAGAGCGTTTACGCTTTCAACATTAACTTAATATGGCAACAATAACTTTTTCAAATAATATAAACGTTTCAGCACAAGTTGGTGATATTTTGTTTTACCATACTTTTACTGGTGATCCTGGCACAGAGCTAGGCGCTATAACAGCAGTAGGATCTAACTTTGTAGAAATAGACGACGCTAATATTGGTGGCGCTGCTATAGGTAATTTTTTTAGTTTTAAAAAATCTAGTAGTGCTAATTATCATGCTAACTCTAGTATAAAAGGTTATTATGCTAAAGTAAGAATTAGTCAAACATCATCTACTAAAAAAGAGCTTTTCTACTTAGGCTCTGAAATAACTGAAAGTAGTAAATAAATATCAAAAACTGTAACTATTAAAAGATAAATTAAATAATATGGCAGAAAATAAAAAAAATTCACCTTTAAAAAACGTTCCTCTTTTTGGTGCTCTTGGCAAGACTGCTTTGGCTACATTAGGCCCAGCGGGTATAGCGTTAGGTGCCGCAGGAATTTTTTTTGGCACAAGAGCGATTAGAAGAGCAGCTAGAAGAAGAAGAGCAGCGCTAGAAAAAGCTCAAAGAGAGTTTGATGAAAGATTAAAAACTTATGAAGAGTCTCAATTTACAGAATTAGATCCAGACGAGTTTAGACAAGAAAATGTGTTTGAAGACGTGACTGTTGACACTGAAGCCGTTGACTATGCTGCAGAACAATTTAAACAACAACAGGCTAATATAATGCAAGCTTATAAAGGTGTTGCGGGTGCTAGTGGTATAGGAGCGTTAGCGCAAAGTTTAAGTAATCAAGCGGCTAAACAAGCTAAAGAGTCACAAGTATATATTACTAAACAATTAGCTGAAAATAAAAAATTAAGATTAGCGGAGCAATCAAGATTAAAAGAACAACAAAGACAAATAGAACTTAGTAACGTTTTAGGTAGAAGACAATTTGAAGCTGATAAACTAGCTACGTTAATAGGTGTAGCTGGTCAAAAAGTTGCTGGTGCTAATCAAAGGATAGCTAACGCACAATCTTTGACGCAATCAATAATAGGCGGTATAAGTGAAATAGCTGCTTCTGCAGTAACACCTACAGGTTAAAATTAAATAATATGGCAAAGAAAACAACAACAACACCAAATTTAGGAGCTAGAGGACAAGCTAATATAAACATTATAGCTGCAGCCGGGCAAAGATTTGCGCCTGTTAAAACAGATATATCTGGTTACATGAAAGCGTTAGGAGCTACTGCTGAAGTGCTTATTAAAAGAAGAGAAAACGCTATACAAAGAGAGCAAGATATTGATCTTAGTAATGACATAGTTGGTAGTGAAGAGTTTAAAAATGAAATTGAAAAAACTAGAGAGTTAGCGGCAGAACAGTCTAGAATAATGAAAAACACTTTACCTTTTACTAAAAAACACAAAGATGCTAAAAAAGAGTTTGAAAGACTTAAAGGCGATATAAAAAGCTTCGACGCGCAGTTTAAAGTCATAGATCAAATATCTACAAATTTAGGCGGTATGGTTGAAGATGGTAAAATAAAAATGTCTATAGGTGAAGATGATATAAAACAAAATTATTATTTAGCTTTATACAATAAAGACTTTGAGGGTGGTTTTGATCCAGATGGAGACGGGCCTGAACCAGCTGTACCTTTTTTTAAATTAGAAAATGGTAAACTTTTAATGATAAACGAAAGCGGTGATTATGTAGATCCTAAAGTAGTAAAAGTTAATTTTAAACAAAGTGGTGATACTACTTTAGCAGGGACTATAAGTGATTTAGTAGGTTCTTTTAAAAACACTAGAGTTGATGACGGAACTAGAAAAAACAGCATAGGTTTAGGACTGGGTGATATAAAAAATTATATAAAAGATAATCCTGTAGAATCTAACGAACACTTCATGACAAAAGAGTATTCTTTAGAAAGTGAAGATAGAAAAAGTTTTACTTTTATGGATTATTATTTAAGTAAATTATTAGATGACGGCAGTATAAATCAGGAAGGCATGTCTGAAAAATTAATAAAAACTTTACAAAATTTTGATTTTAACGCAGCTTCTTTAGCTGCTAAACAAAGTTTATTTAAATCTATAAAACAATACGACACAGACTTCTTACAAGACGTTGAAGATTTTTACAACGATTATTTTAATACTTTTGAATAAATTATAATATGAGCGAAAATAGATATTTAACTTATAAGCTTCAAGATAAAATTTTTACTGAAAATGATTTAATTGCTCAAGCACAAGAACTTGATATGTCATTAAACGAATATAAAAGCTTTTTGTTTAATGCGGGTATGGAAAAAGTAGATCCACTTAACGATTACAAGCCATTTACTCAAGACGACAGTCAGTTTGATTTTACTAAGCTACCAAACATAGCGTCTGGAGAGTCTTACGATGAACATGGTAATATAGTTAATACCAAAGGAGATATAATCAGAGGTCAAGGTGATAAAAGTGTCGCACAAGCTAATTTAGAAAAAAGTCTAAAATCAATGCCTTTAATTAATTCTGATGGAGATTTAATTGAAACAGAGTACGACGTTGATGACTTAACTACCGCGAATATATTTGTTAAAAATCTTGCTAAAAAAGAAATTAGCGACAAAGATTTAAAGTTACTATCAAGCCCAAGGATGTATGAAAAATATCTTTTGTATTATCAAAACACAATGCCTGATTCAGATTTACCAACTGATCAATACAATAGACAGTTGTATAGAATGTACGGCAGTACAAATTTAGAAGATATTAGAAAAAAACAAAATCAAATCTTGTTTGCCTCTAATTTTGATCCAATAAAAGCAGAAGACTTTCAAAAAAAATCTATAGAAGAACAACAAAGATTAATAAATATTTCTGAAAAAGCCGGTGGTATATTGGATATTTTTTTAGATGACAATCCTGAAAAACGACTTGAACAAGCTAAAGCTTTTTTTGAAACACCAGGAGATGAAGCCGCTGTAATTTTAGCTACTTTGCTTAATAATGGAAAAGAAGTTAAATCTATAAAAGAAAGGTACGAAGAAGTAGGTACTTTTAGTTACGATGCTGGCGATTACACTGTTACTTACCGCCCGGGTAGTGGTGGTTTTGGGGGCGGAATAGCTTCTGGAGCAAGAACTACACCAGGAGTCACTATTACTCATAAAGAGTCAGGTTTAACAGAGCGCATTGAATTAGAAATTACACCTGATGTTACAGAATATTTTTTTGATCAAACAAAAGATAGAGATATAAAAATAAAAGAAAATAGAGAAAAACTTTTTAATTTTATTAGCTCTACTATAACTGAAGAAACAGTTGATGAGGTTAAGTCATATAATAAAGAAATACTAGGTGATTTTCAAGAAATTTATGAAAAAGAAATAAAAGTTACAACAACGCAAAAAAAATTAATTCAAGACGATATAAATGCTATTAGCTTTGAACCATACGAAAAAGAAAAAGTTGATGTCTCCCCATTTGGTGTTAGTACAGTTTTATATACAGAAACTATACAGCCTTATAAAACTGAATTAGAACAAGCTAAAAACGAATTAATACAACAAGGTAATGAAAATCCTACCAAGAAAGAGATAGAGGAAAAAACTAGAGAGATTATATTTAAAGATAAATTGCTTGAGCAAAGAACGCAAAACGCTACTGACTTCTACAATAGTATAGAAGAAGAAGGTAATAGATTAGCTATGTATAAATACGCTAGTTTTTTACAAGGAGAACTAGCAGAGCAAAACTTAGAAGATTTTATTATAAAACAAAATGTATACCACCAATATAGAGAAGATTTTATTAAAGAACAACAACCTGGTGGTAATCACAACAAAGCAGAGGCTTTTATAGAAATATATGAATCAAAAGAAAAAGTAAATATATTGCCTCATCACTACGAAATGTTTGGTGTTAAAGATCCTTCAAAAATGTCAGAGCGACAAAGGTTTCAAGTTCCAATGGTAACTCTTAAAAATGGAACAACTATGCCAAAAGCTATGTTTGATAAAGGTAATGAATTATTTGAAAAAAGTAAAGAAGCTTATAATCAACTTTTAAGTTTTGAAGAAGAATTAAATCCTTTGTTTGAAAAAATAGAAAATGATCAAACTTTGTTAGACTTAACACAAAGAGATTATAATGATTTAAGAAAATTTACAACTACACTAGGTCATGGCTTTGTAAAAAATATTTTAAAAGGTGCTTATGGTTTAGGTAATTTAACTAGTCACGTAGCAACAGGATTTCAAGCAGGTAATGATCTTGTTGAACAAACTACACAAGTGCTAAAAGCTGAGACTGAAATACGTAATTTATATCAAAAAGACATTGCGTTTGGAAATGCTTTTGATTCTATTGATAACTTTGGTAGATTTTTATCGCAAGAAGTCGCTAATCAAGTACCTATATTTGCTATGATAGCTACTGGTAATGTAGGTATCGCTGCCTTAGGTTTAGGTAGTATGCAAGAGCAGTATACCAATATGTCTCTTGAAGATTTAAAAACAGGAGAAAAAACGTCTGAGTGGAAAAAATGGGGTACGTCGCTAGGTTTTGGGGCGGCTGAAATTATATTTGACAGATTTTTAACTTTACCAGTTTTAAAAAGAAGTGCTAATATGTTTAGCAAAGGCGCTCGTAGAACTCTTTTAGACAACGGTATGAAGTCATATTGGAAAGAATACGGTAAAAGATCTTTAGTTTATGACCCTCTTTTAGAAACTGCTTCAGAAGGTTTAACAACAATAACTCAAAACTTATTAACAGGAAAACCTATAACTGAAAACTTAGGTCACGCTTTGTTTAGCGGTGGTTTGTTTGGTACTGCGATGGGTCATGTTCCTTTTTATAAAGGGCTTGTAATGTCTAAATTTAGCGATTATAATTCTTATAATGGATATAGAGATAATATAAAAGAAATACAAGGTTTAGAACAGCTAAAAAGCAACTTAAATACACAATTAAAACGTGTTGAAAAAAGAGGTCAAAATACAGAAAACATAAAAATTAGATTAGAGTCTGTAGAGCAACAAATAAACTCACTTAATAAAGACAACGAAACCATATTAAAAAACCTAGAAACAAAAATGGGTAATATGGACGAAAAGTGGTTTAATTTATATAACGAAGCCACTGTATCTCAAGAAAAGCTTAGAATTGAAGCTGAACAAATTAAAAACGATAAGACAATAGATCCTACACAAGCTGAGCTAGAGCTTAATTTAATACAAGTTAGGTTTGACCAATTGCAGAGTCTTAGAGAAGATATGTTGACGTTAGAAAACTACGGTACTGCTTATGGAGCTTTTAAAAACTCAACTGAACAAGCTGATATAGATTTAAAAAACGAGTTAGAACAACAGGTAAGAGCTAAATATAATAATCTTGGTAAAAAAGAAATTAGCAAAAAAGATTTAGACAATGAAGTAAGAATACTTTATAACACCAAATTAATTAATGATGATGTTAAAAAGTTTAGCGGTATATTAAAAGAAGGCGGAACAATAGCAGGTGTTAAAGTTTCAGATTTTAAAAACTTTCAAACAGTACAAGAAGCAACTGATTTTATAAATAATATAGAAAATTTAGATGATGCTAGTAAGCAAAATATTATTAAAGTTTTGCAAGAAGGTGGTCATGGTTCGACTATAACTTTGAGAGACGCTGATGGTAATGTTAGTAGTATTGTGCCTTTTCAAGTTGTTGAAAACATGGCTAAAGATGATCGTTTGGAGACCAGAACTCACGAGCTAGGTCATGCGATATTTAGAATAGCGTTTAATGGTGGTGATTTTAACACTATTGAAATAGCACAAAATATATTAGAATACGCAAAAAATCAACAAAAAGGCTTGTACGCAATGTTACAGCTAAAAACTGCTGAAGGTATTAATTCAACTAAAACAGCTGAAGAAGTAATAGTAAACTTTTTTGAGTTAGTAGTAGAACAAAAAATAGATTTAAAAGCGCCTAAAAGTAAAGGTCTTGCACCTTTTATAACTAATTTATTTCAAAGTAACGTTGACATGAACGTTAAAGGAGAAACAGATGCTATTAATTTTTTAATTGGACTTGCTAAAAAAATAAAAGATGGTACTATAATAGAAGCAGATATAAAGGGAATAAGAGAAGGTAATATCCTTAAAAAAATAGAGTCTACTACTAAAGAGACAGCTGTTGACTTTTCTGAAGCTAAAGCTAAACAAACTTTAAATTTTATACAAGAAGAAGCTACTGTAGATGGTAATTTTGATAAAGGTAAATTTAATCCAAACGATACTAGAATAATTTCTCAACTACAAGGTATGGTTAATGCGCAAATTTCTAATTTAAGCATAAATCAATTTTTAACAAACGATGGTAGAGCAGAATTACAACAACAAACTTTAGTAGAATTATTTTCAAGAGGTGATATAGCTAAATTTAATGGTAAAGGTACTTTGTACGGATTTATAAACGATAGAATAAAGTTTAGTATTAAAGATGCTTTTAAAAATAATCCAGCTATTGTAGAAGATTTTAATAAAGCTGATTTAGATGAAACTATGAAGCAGTTAGATACTCAAGAAGTAGACACGGCTCCATTAGATGACAAAATAGTTGATGAAACTATAGCTTCTGACGCTAAAATAAACGTATTAGCTTTAACTAACAAAGAATCAGAAGTAGTTAGCGTTGTTAATGCTG